TGTCATCTGGCTTTGGTGTTACCGGTAACTCTACATCTATTGGCTGTTCATCATTAACAACACATTCCCAGATGTAACTAAGGACTTTGAACAATCGTTGTTGGTCTCCCATGTCACTATCTATTACACCGTGTTCCCATTTATTGTTACCAAATATAGCTGAGAGATACATCCATGTTGCACCAGTGTGCATCATGTAGTGTTGCATCTGCCAGTAGTTACGTTCAGCTAATACATCAAAGCGATTGCCATGATACGTATGCTTACATTCTATTGGTATTTTTTTTTCATATGTCATACCATCTAGATGTGACATCAACCAATCAGGATGTACACCACTACTTGTAACATCAACATCTCTAATTATTTTTTCATCTAACTCATAACCTAAAAAATCTAGGTTAACTTTTTCTGTTGCAACACCTACTTGTACTGCTATGTTTTGAGAGAGATCATCAGGTTCTTTACGACCTGTCTTCTCTTCCCAAACAGATTGCCAGTCACCGGTCATGATTCTTGTTGAATCAGATCCACCAATGCCACGCTTTCTATCTTCTATTTGTTGTTGTGATAACATAATATCTCCTATGTTTGTTCTATAATTATACTACTTATCTTCTACTTTATCTAAGTATTTGTTGTGTATCTTTTGGTCACCTTGCATCCATATTTCTAGTCTCATAAAATTTTTAGTCATCTTGTATAGCCAATCATAATGTTCAACATACATTGGCTCACATCTGTCTATAAAATCTTTAGGTACTGGTAGTCTAGGGTATGGATACTCTTTGATTATACTTTCAGTGCAGTGATCTATAATAAATCTTGGATACTTGCATAGTAAATCAAAGTATCTAGTCAATCCTAAATCATCTGGAACCTTGACTTGAAATGTACTAGCTATAGTCTCAAGACATATAGCCACATCCTCCCTAGAACATGGCTTCATGTCAGCACTACAACTGGTTAAGATATCAGGTGCGATACCATCAGCGTGGTCAGTCTTTGGAAACTCTCTTGTTATTCCCATCTGATTCTGTATCTGTTCGCTTCGCAACACTAAGTATTCTACGCCTCCTTTTCTGAACTGAATCGGTACTTGTTGCAGAATGTCCTGTACTCTTGTCGTTGCGGACACGGTATTCATCTGCTCTACGGATCCAATTCCTAAACGTTGCTTCCCAATTTGCAGATACGCCTCCATTGGCAAGGTAGTAATCAACGAACTTATCTTTTTCATAACGTATGTTTACCTCCGGACATGCTGATAGCATGTCTAATAATGTTTGTTTGCTGGGCATCCAGCCCTCTTTCATTTTTGTTTTCATTTGCACTCCTAAAATAATTTGTGTTGTTGTATGTTAGAGTGAGCAATCTTGTCAATGAGTTTTGTAACACACTCCATCCATCGTTCTCTCATACTGTGCTTGTGATAATTCCAAATGTCTACGTGTCTATGAGGTATGGCGCTCCTAAACTCTAAGCTTGTATCCTTTGGATTTATCGTTGCTTGTATTACATCTGGTAAATGTTCATGTACGATACAACCGCAATGCTCAATACCAGTTGCACTCCAATCAACGGCACGAATGTCTACATAAATATCTGACTGAGGTATAGACTTGACTTGCTCAAGTGTGCATCTCATATCTATACCTCGCCATTTTACATAGAGTAGTCTATGTGTTTTCATTAACAACCATCACGTCTCATCTGGATAGTCATACATTCTTGTAGACTTAAACCAGATGGAAACATAATGTCTCTTTCAATACCCAGTCCCATACCTACTGGTGTACTAGCTAGTTCATCAAGACTTACAAATCCATACTCAGCTTCAGTTATTATGCACAATCCGTAAGCTATGTTAGTCTCTGGATCCAACTCTGATAGATACCAAGTACCTATACCTATTGGATTGAATAGTTTAACAACACAATCAAATGATTTAGTACCATCTTGTTGCTCATGATTTTTAATCAGTTGTGTTCGTTGTGTCTTTGTTAGTAGTTTCATTGTTATCTCCAAGTGTTATGACAGTGAACTCCCATTCACCATCTTCGTTTACATAATGTTTAGTGTTACCACCAAGCTGTTCAAGTACGTTTATTGTTTTATCTATAGTCATAAGTTTATCTCCAAGAAGTATGTTGCTTTCCAGTTAATGTAATACTCAATGTCTGGACCATAGTCATGATTACCTGCAATGCTTTCACGTAAAGCAAAGAAGTCATCATCACCTATATAATCCATGAGCATACGCGCATAGAATGGTTTGTAATTGTTGTTGATTTTGAACTGGTCACCAACAGTATCAACATCTATGTCGTACCTGATAACACCAAGTATTATTTCTATGTTGTAATGCTTACGTCCTTTCTTCCTAAGTTTATCTGTAAGCTGAACAACCCTATGAAATACCATAGGGTTATTACGATGAAACTTACGGAAGTTATCACAACTCATTTTCTTCAGCCATAACTTTCTCATCTTCTGATTGCTGGTGCATTTCATCAGAACGATCATCAATAAGATTTGATATGGTTTGTTCTTGATTGTCTAAGATACTAAACAATTCCATAAACGCATCACGTTTGCCTTGATTGTATGACAAGTCACACTTAGCATCTAATGATGTCATCTTATGTTCTTCTGGTAACTGAGCTATTACCTGTGCTACACATTCTGTTGTGTAATTCAGGTATTGTTTAGTTACAGTTTGAGCTGCCATGAGGTCGTACATACTCATGGTATTTGTTTTCTCTCTCTTCATATTTATCTCCAAGTTGTAGGATAGATAGACTAGTTTTCCTCCATACATAGTCATCTTGGAACAGGTTATGTTGGCTTTCAAAGACTACTAATCACCAACCATCTCTGTCTATCTACCCTATTCTATTATTATACTACCTTTGTTCTACTTTAGGTAGCCCTTTCGCATCCAAGATTGTATCTGTATGGCATCAAGCCAGTCAGATACCTTTGGTATGTAGCCACAATCCTCAGTGATATGCCTTTCAGCTATCAATCGGACCGGGACTTTACGTCCATCACTATTGGTTATCGTAGTGCCGAACACCTGTTCGCACATAAAGCAACCCTCAGTGTGATGTCGCAAAGCCCTATGCTTAACAGTAGCTATGTGTTTCTTACTGTCATCAAACCAATCATGAATAGGTTGATAATCCTCTGGAACTCCGCCCCATTTCTGGACTGATGACAGTGCATGATAATAACAATTAGCCATTGTCTATCTCCTTAAATCTATGACATTCAGATTCTCGATAGTAAGTTTCGCAATCAATAACAAGTTCACCTTTATCATAGATTACATCACCACTACCACCCTCATTGTTGTACCAATCAATTTGTACATAGTTCATATAGTCACCAATAAACTCAGTGATATACTCAGACAGTGTAGTGCTTCTATGTTCTTCTGATTGATGTGGTTTATACCAGATGTACTTATGCCCCAATCTCATTGGATCACGATAGTAATCTTGCAGTGCATACATTTTATTTCTTTGTTTTTTGTACGTTGGATCAGCCCAATCTATAGTTTGTGTATCACCTAGTCCAGCCTCTTTTTGTATAATTTTATGGTCAGGTATCTCATCTTGTGTAACAAAATGTACACTTTCAAAGTCACCACTATCACCACCACCATTAAAACTAACAGCAAAATATATAACATCATGCTGTTTCATGAACCTATGAAACTCTGGTATTGAATGTTCTTTGAAAGACTTATTCTGTCTTACTCTACGTTCTTCCCATGTTTCTTCTTGTTTTGTATTCGTACTCATATCGTTTACCTCATATGTTGTAATAGTTATTTGATAGAGAAACAGTACGATCCGTAAGAATCAGTACACGTTCCCCCTAGTTACATGTCGCCACCAGAGTGGCGAGTAATCACAAGGACACATATGTCCTTGTGTAAAAGGTGTGGCTCACGCCACGCCAAAGTTTTTTCGAAGAAAAAATGAGAGGTCCTAAGACCTCTCACTCTGATTAACTACGCTTTTGGTGGGTAGTAGGAATCAATGGTAGCTTGCAGATTTTCTGCAATCTCAAAGAAACCTGTGTCTTCCAAGATAGCGTGTTGAGCTACAGCATTCTGCTGTGTCTCAGATACTTTGGTAGATTTCCTAGCAAATCTGGATGTAGGTTTATTAGCCTGATTAACCAGATTCTCATTTGCCTCAGCAAACCTAACCAATTGACCTAGAATCCTAACAAACATACCTTTTGCAAGTTTGTCTGATTCGTAGTTAAACTCGTTAGTTTCTGGGTTATAACTAGGGCATATCGCACTGTATCCAGATGCAACCATTATCTTAGATAGCGATTCCATTATAATATCCTCACGTTTAGCCATAGTTATTGGGTTAGATTTGCCTGTATTTGACTTAGTATTTTTCATAGTTTACTCCTATGTATTGTTAATTATAAATATACAAAAAATATATATTCTTTGTACGGCAAGGGTTAATCACAAACGGCTTGTACTATCAACCACACCCAGACACGGACGAAGAATGAGGACAATGTCTGAGTGGCTTGCGAATGGTTGTAGTACAAATGGCTTGTGATAGGGTACCCACGCCACAAAGAATATATATACCTACTGGACCAGTGGCTCGAAGAGACCTCGAAGAGGACCTCGAAGAGACACACCTTGATTAGAGTTTTGGGGTGAAGACCTTTTACAAAAGGGATTCGAATATGTTATAAACATTATATGGCAATAAGCAATAAAGCTAAGTTACTAGTAGATACTATCGTAGCTAAGGGATGTACGATAACAGAAGCTAGTAAGCTCGCAGGATATAAAGGTAATAGTAGTAGAGTGTCTGCCTCTAGGATGCTACATAAACCAGAGGTACAAGCGTATATGATGCAACAAGTACAGGCTAAGATAGCAATGGGTAGTACACGTGCCATTAACACTATCGTGAATCTCAGTAATGGGGCGAAGTCAGAGTATGTACAGCTCGAGGCTAGTAAAGATATACTAGATAGGGCTGGGTTCAAGGCACCAGATAAACACCAACACCTTATTGATGGGAACTTCAGTGTCAACATTGATATAAGTTAGTACCAATCGTGTGGATAGATGTCTGACAGATTTTCTGTCAGGTAGTCTATGTCGGGGGTACGGGGGTTGAAAACCCCTGTCAATAATAGTAACAACCTACCTCACTGACAATATTCCCTCAAAAAGTACTTCACATCCATTGACACCTCGTGATATAAAAGAGAGAAAGAAACTATGCGAGTTTTTTAATTTTTTAGTGTAGAGGTACATTATGCCAAAGGGACAAGGATATGGTGCATTACCAACAGCTAGCTCATCAGCTAGAAACAAACTAATTGCATCCTACAAAAAGAAGACACCTAAGAAAGGTGGTGGTATGACTAGAGAAACTGCTAGGACTACCAAGTTTGAAGACACGACTGCTCCATTCCAATCAGTACGTACAGGACAAACTAAGGTTAAACGATCTATGCTGACACAGGATATGATTGATTCTGGAAACTTTATTGAAGACAGAACGCTTACAGACTATGACAGAGCCGTGCTTAAGACTTATCAGAAGTATAATATCAGACCTACAAAAGGTAAGTTTGCTAGTAACTCATCAGAAACCTTTAAAGAATCTGAGGGCGTTGGATCATCAAGAGCAAGACAAAAGCTTATCAATATGCTTTATCCTAGAGGTAGAGGTTAATGGTAGCTAAGGTTGTTCTTGAAGGCTTATCAAAAGCAGCGCCATACGTTGGCAGAGCATTTCCCCAAAGTAAAAAATTATTTCATCAACACATCTATGGTGGACCTACTAGCTTATTAACCTATGGTACTAAAGCATTAAAAAGAATTGGTGCTACTACAACAGAAATGTTTAGCAAAGGTAGAGTATCTAGTATTAATCCTGTCAATGTAGTTACCAAAAACATAAAGAAACCAAAATTAACTAAAACAGGCAAGCATAAGGTTGTCAAAGGCAAAAAACAATTTGATACGGTTACCGTTACTGATAGATCCAAATCTAGACAGAACCAACTAAAAGATAATATAACTGACAAAGTAATGGCTAAGAAGACGTTTTATGGCACAGCTATATATGGCGGTGGCAGTATGTTATTTGGACGTAGCACTTCTGGTGAAGCAGAAACAATGGCACAGACTACCAATAATCAAGACAATGTTAAGAACAATGTAGCTCCAACACAGATGGTCAATGAAATGCCAGATGCTAAACCTCAATCAGTTATTGTTGAGAAGAATGTAGCTACAGATAACAAAAACCTGATTAAAGGCTCTGGAAGCTTTGTTTTAGATACTTCTGATAAACAGACTATCAAACCATACTACACAGGTATTGATCCTCGTAATCAGGCATATAACAAGCTTCAACGAGAAGTTACACGTCCACAAGACGTAAGAATGCTAGGACAGAAAAGGAGTTTGCTAAGAAATGCCTAATCTGAAGAAAATGGAAAAGAGAGCCAAACAGATTGTATCTAACGAGAAGAAAGCTCAAAGAGAACACAGAAACAATAGAGTTAAAGATTATATTGAACACAAGATGCTTAAAGGACACACAAGAGAAGAAGCCAGTGAAATGGCTAAACAATTGATAGATCAACAATGGTAGCACCTGTAATACCACTAGCTTTACAAGCTGGAAGAGTTATCTTACCTAAAGCCCTCAAATATGCTGGCAAAGCTTATAATGCTTATTACTATGGCAGTGCAGTCAAATCTGCTACAGAGGGAGATTTTCAACCATTAACAGATGTAGCTCAGTTTGGATTGTTGAGCAAAGGTCCCAAACTATTAAAGTCTAGAGACACTATCATTACCGATGGTGGTATCCTCAATAAAAAAGCACCAGCATTCAAACCTGTAAGATATCCAAAGCCAACAGGTATAGAAAAAATTAAAGATACTAACGTTGCATTTGATAGACAAGGTAGTAGCAAGATTGGTCCATCTACAGTAAAGAAACCTGCTAACGAAGAAAGATTTAAGTATTCTACTGCTGGTCGTGGTACAGGTGGAAAAAGTGTAAAAACAGTAGATAAAAATATTGGTGGCAAAAAAGTTGGTAGCATAAATCCACGTACTGGTAAACAACAGTATTCTTATGAGGGTGGCAAAACATTTACTATTCATTATGACAAAGAGGGTAAACTAGCTAGTTATATTAAACCTACTGCGCCCGGCTCTAAGCTAGGCAATATTAGATTATCTGGTGGAATGTTACCTAAGTATAGAACTCAATACGATGCTCTAACAAACAAAGTAACTAGCAAACCTGAAATGGCTACAGGATCTCAACCCGTTAAAAAAACTACAGATATGTATAACAAAGAAGTAGAGCAAGTTAGAAAAAAAGTAGCTAGTAGAATTGAAGATATGAAAGTAAAAGGCGATCCAATTACAGAAGTAGCTTATGGTGCTGGTGACAAAGCTGGTA